TGAAAAATTCTGGGAAAATAATGTAGAGAAGTCGAAACCTATATTTGATTATTGTAGAGAGAATAACGTTAGATTATTATATGCTAGTTCTGCTGGTGCTTATGGATGGTGGCAGAATCCTTATGCTATAACCAAGAAAGTAAATGAACTCATGGCACCACCTAATAGTGTGGGTATGAGATTTTTTAATGTTTGGTCAGAGGAAGGTAGTAGAGAGGATATGTTATACAGAATGCTACAAGATAAGACGGCAACATATCTAACCAGACATAAGAGAGATTGGATTCATGTTGATGATATAGTCAGTGCTATTGCTTATCTAATGAATAGTCAGTACATAGGCCCTATTGATATTGGTACAGGAGAATCCGTATCAGTATTAGACCTTGCGAAACATATGGGTATGGAACATCTTCCTATTAAAGAAGATACTCCTAATGAACCTGATGAGTTATGTGCTGACACTACAGAGTTGCGTAAGTTAGGATGGTTCCCTACTAAAAAGGTATTCTAAATATGAGAGAAACTTGGAGTCATTTATGGATTTTGACTTTAATGAGGATAACTTACAGACCCAACATCTTTTTATGGTTAAAAGGGTATGTAGAGTTTGTGGTGTAGAGAAAGATTTATTAGCAGATTTTTATAAATGTCGTAAAGACCCTACGTTAGAATCCTCATATGCGTATGAATGCAAATCTTGTGCTATAATGAGGAACAAAGATAACTATTACAAAAAGAAAATGGATAAAATGGACACACAGGGTATGAGCGGCCCTGTTGATCCCAATTATAAGGGAACAATAAAGATACAACCACATAAACCTTGGGAGATTACACCAAGAAGATGTCATACTGAACAAATGGTTAAAGAGTTAAAGATAATCATCAATGAAGTATTGGATGAGAGGGAAGGTAAAATGGATTACACTTCTTATTTTGATACTGATAAGTATAAGTATTATGTTGGTGAAGAAGAACCACCTTACAAACCGTCTGTTTAGTAGTTGAAACATTTGCTACACTATGCTATAATATACACATATATAAGTTATCCCAATGGCAATTGATGATGATGTGAAGATAACTATCAACCTTAATCAGTTGGTAGATGTAAGAGCAAGACTCTTAACAGAGTATGAAAACTATGCTAAAAAGATAGTGAAGGGTGAGTATCTTGATAAAAATGATGTGGATAAAATCGCATCCAAGTTGAGAGATACATTAACATGGGATACATTGTACTATATGGTTGATGATGCTATTTTAGAATACCTAGATCTAAAAGAAACTCATTATGGTGAGAGATCCATTGAAACTGTTGAGTTAACAATGGAGAAGGAGAGAAAGGCAAGAGAGAAAGAGTTTAAGAAAAACTTTGATCTTGTAAAGTTAGAATCATCATCATGGACTATTGAAGTTCCTATTCGTAAAAAGTAAAATGCCTAAAGAAAAAGTATACGTTCCTGTAGTGGAACCTAAATCTACCTCATACCTTGAGTATGTTGAACTTGGAAGAACAGTTACTCCATGTTCAGTATTTAAAAAGGATACTGTTCGTGTTAGAGTATTACAAATCTGTAAAGGTAATCCAGCAGAGACCTTTGAGACAGAAAAGCATTGGGAATATGATATTCCATGGTCTGAAAAGAAAGAAGAAGTAGTAGTAGAGACTACACCAGTAAGAGCTAGAAACGAGAAAGGTCAGTTTGTTAAAGATGATTCTACTACAGCAAAGAATGAAGCATGGGTAGGTGGTAAGGCACCATCAGTTCCAAAAGTTAAAAGGAAAGCAAAAAAGAAAAACATATTGGAGAATACTCTAACTAGATTAGGGAGGAAATAATGTCTGGGGATAACATGCATGGCACCCAACCAGATATAAGATATGCTGTTAATGTACATCACCATGAGGAGTGGCAAAAAATGACACTAAATGAAAAGTTAGAGGTGTTAGGGAATTCTATTAAAAAATGGGAGCAGGATTATCTTCAAGATAATAGAAACAAGTTATCCAAACAACAGATAGAACTTCTTGACGGTAGAGATATAAAATCCCATGAAGGGATGATATATGGACAAATGTATAATGATTGGAAGAATCAAAAGGGGATTAACCTATTATGAAAGAGTTTATATTTTTTATAACAAACTTTCTAGATTTTTGGTTCTTTCCCTTTATCATTGCTTTAGTTGTAGCATTCTTTGTTGAACAGGTGGTTAGGAGGTCATCTGGATTTCAAGAAAAGGATGTTGAACTTGCTGCCAGAGTAAGAAGATTTCTCTGGAGACAGAATTTAATCTTAAATTTTGTCTGGTTCCTTTGTTATTTTATTTTATTGTTTATGGTGAGAACTCCTCCATCACAAATGCCTGATATGATATGGCAAGGATAGAACCCTATGACGACTCCAACTGGAGAGAAGAGTATAAAGCATACACAAGTGACAAGAAGCAACTTGAGTTGCTAGAGAATGGGCCTAAGAGTCTTTCACAATCTTGGATACTAGGTGCTCTCTATAACAAGTGGAAAAAGATGAAGGGTTATCGTGACCCTGAACCACCCGATTGTAGTTCTTCATTCAAAGAATGGGAGCAAAAGATAAAGGAGGTAGGTGAATGAGAATAGGTGTTATGTGTTCTGGGAACGGAACCAACTTCGAAAACATAGTTACAAATCCTGTTTGTAATAAACATGAAGTTGTATTGATGATACACAACACTAAACAATGTGGTGCTATTAAGAGAGCAGCAAAATGGGGTATTCCTCATGTAAGAGTTCCACATAAGGAAGAAGATAACATGATTAAACTCTTTGAGACATGGAGAGTTGATCTTATAGTTCTTGCAGGATATATGAGAGTGATTAAAAATCCATCTGCATTTCCTGCTCCTATTATTAATATTCATCCCTCATTACTTCCCAAGTATAAGGGATTACATGCGATTGAACAGGCACTAGATAGTGGTGATGATGTTACTGGTGTTAGTGTACATTATGTAAATGAAGAGTTGGATGGTGGAGAGATAATATGTCAGCAAAAAGTTCCTATTCTTCCTGATGATGATATACAATCATTAACAAAAGCAATTCAAAGAGTAGAATATGGTATACTACCATCAGCAATAGATTTTCTTGCCCGATACAAAATTGGATTATGTTAAGCACTAACTATAGATTACAACTTACTGATATTTGTTGTCGTATGATAACTGATGATGGAGTTCCTGTTACTTTAAAAGAAAGAATCTGGATGAATAAATTATGTGAAAAGAATCCACAAGCAAAGACTATTGCCGAGTCCCTATTATGCCCTTACAAATATGAATCTTTGGAGTAAATATAAAGAGATACTATTCAATACATTTTCACTTCACAATGGAGTGGATAGTGTCTGGGCACAGTGGGAAGGAAAAGGTACCACTTTATTGGCTAGAACTTATACTAACCAATATTTTATTAAAGCTAGAGAGGTAGAAATCTGGAATGAAAAAACTTGTATCTATAACAACATTATCTATCCCAAGACTGGAAGTAATCTTCCCTGTTTTGGTATGGATCTTATGGGATTTAATGAGAACAGGGTAATCATAGTATTTGATTTTCAACATCCTGTAGAAAACTTTCTGTTCTCTGTTAATGGATTGCCCAAACAGGAGGGTAATATAAGATTTTTTGAACCAGGAAATCATTTCTCTGAAAATATATACGTTGTCAAGTGTAATATGTCTGAAGTGAATGAACATTTAGATATGTTTAAAAAATACTTGACGGAGTATAAAAGTATGATAGAATTAGAGAAACCCACTGGTACTGATACTAGTGTATATAATGACTTCGATGCTTATATGACTAAACTTGATCCAGTTGGTGGTTATCTTACTGGTAAGTTTGGAAAAGAAAAAGCAGAGAGTTTAGTAAACGATTTTTTATTTTGTTACAAATGAAAAGACCAGACAATCTTTTAGATGCTACTATTGTTGCCTTCCTATGGGCAGATTGGTTTGCGAAACAATGCCTTTGGGTTCCTTATCATCTTTATCAGAAGTATGATTATTGGAGTCATAATAAAAAAGTAGAAGCAGACGCTAAAGCAGCAGAAGAAAATCCTCCTACATTACCATGACTGATACACAAATCATAAAAGGAAAAGTAAAGACTGTCTTCACCACATCAGAACCTGATAAAGTTCTTATACAATATGAGGATAAGGTCACTGCTGGTAATGGTAAGAAGATAGATTTTCCTCAAGGAAAAGGAAAAGTATGTATGGAAATATCTGCTTTTCTATTTGAGATGTTAGAGGGTATGGGAATCAAAACCCATTACCTTGATACATTTCCTGAAAGGATTATGTCCTGTAAGAAGGTTAATATTATTCCAATAGAAGTGGTGGTAAGAAATATTGCTGCTGGTAGTATAGTAAGACAGACAACATTAGAGGA